CCCATATAGTGAAATTATAGCCAAGAAGGTTAGAGAGGGCATCCGTAATGGTGTGTCCGTTAAAGATATTATGGCTTCTATCCAGAAGTACCAGAATGCACCTTCCTCTACTGCTACCTTCTACAAGCTGTATGGTCAGGATATTGCTGACACTAAAGCAGACATAGTAGGACAAGTTGGTTCTGTCGTTATTCAACAGGCCCTAGACGGTGACTTTAAAGCTGCTGAACTATTCCTACGTTCTAAAGGTGGTTGGTCACCTACACAGACTATCAATGAAACAGAGTTGACTGATGATCCTGATACCGACGAATCAGCTATCGACTCCCTAATGACCCTCTTAGGAAAAAACAAACCCGATGCAACCTCAAGCGAAGATAACAGCTAGTCTATTACGTGACCTTCCTGATGAGGAAGTCGCAAAGCTGTTACGAGAGCTAGGGCCAAAGAAAGCTGCAGAGCTACAGCATGACTGGGGTTTCTGGGCTAGACCTGAGCAATTAGAGCCTGAAGGTGACTGGAATACTTGGGTGGCTCTTGCTGGTCGTGGTTGGGGAAAGACTAGGGCTGGTGCTGAGTGGGTAAGACATCGTATTCGTTCTGGTGATAAGATTGTTCATTGTGTCGCACCTACCAAAGGTGATGTTAGACGAGTTATGGTTGAGGGTGACAGTGGGTTACTTAATGTCTGTTGGGAAGGTGATAAGACCTACCGTGGTAAACATATTGGTTTTCCTGTTTGGTCTCCCACGAACAATAGTCTGACATGGGAGAATGGTGCTAAAGCCGTATTCTTCTCTGCTGAAGATCCAGAACGTCTTCGTGGTCCACAGGCTTACAGTGCATGGTGTGATGAGCTTTGTGCTTGGCGTAATGCACAAGACACTTGGGACATGATGATGTTTGGTTTGCGTCTTGGTAAACACCCTAAAGTGTTTGTTACCACGACACCAAAGACAACTAAACTTATTCGTAATATTCTAGCCGATGACAATACTGTCGTTAGTAAGGGTAGCACATATGACAATGCTGCTAACTTGGCTGGTACTTTCTTGGATGCTGTACGTAAGACATACGAGGGGACCAGACTAGGACGACAAGAACTTTATGCTGAGATCCTAGATGAAGCCTCTGGTGCTTTGTGGAATAGAGGGTTACTAGCTAAGTGTGAGATAGACAAGGACGAAGTACCTACTCTTAATCGTATTGTCGTTGCTATTGACCCTGCGGTCACATCCAATGCTGAAAGTGATATGACAGGTATTGTCGTAGCTGGGATAGACGTTAACGGAATAGCCTATGTGCTGGAAGACCACACAGGGCAATATACACCACAACAGTGGGCATCAAAGGCTGTACAGTTATACAGGGATCACATGGCTGATCGGATTGTGGCTGAACGTAACCAAGGTGGCGATATGGTACGTCACACTTTGCACACTGAAGACGAAACACTACCTGTAAAGCTCGTCCATGCTTCTAGGGGGAAGATGGCACGGGCCGAACCTGTATCTGCACTTTACGAACAAGGTAAAGTAAAGCATGTACGTGGTTTGAATGAGTTAGAAGATCAGATGGTACAGTGGGAACCTCTAGGGTCCATAGGCTCACCAGACCGTCTTGATGCTTTAGTTTGGGCAATAACGGACCTCTCACTTAACGGATACGCCAAGCCGCAACTAAAATTGGCATACAGTTCTGCTAAAGGTTTAATGTAAAATGGTCAAGAAACTCTCGGAGACCGAAGCAACCCAGATATTAGGTGTTGCGGGGGATAATACACATAACGGTCAAATCCGTGCTGACGAGTTTCTACCAGAGTTACGTGGCAAAAGAGCTATCCGTAAGTTCCGTGAGATGCGTGACAACGACAGTACTATTGGTGCTGTTATGTATGCTACAGAGCAAGTACTACGTGATGTAGATATAAAGGTCATGCCCTCCAATGATACCCCTGCTGCAAAGCGTGAGGCTGAGTTTGTCGAGAGTATCTTTGATGACATGGACCACACTCTTGATGATCACATCAGTGAGGCACTAGCTGCCCTAACATATGGGTTCTCATGGTTTGAGGTCGTATATAAGCGGCGTGAGGGGCCAAACAAGCGTTCAGCTAGGTCTAGGTCTAAGTTTACTGATGGTCGCATAGGAGTGCGTAAGATCGCCTCTCGTGCGCCTTGGACGATCAACAAGTTCGATGTGGATGTAAAGACTGGTGATGTCTTAGGTGTACATCAGGATGGCACAGGTTTCGGTAATACGAACTACATTCCTACACGTAAGTCTCTGTACTATCGTACTACATCCATCAACAACGATCCTGCTGGGCGGTCTATCCTGCGTAATGCATATACTTCGTATGAATATCTTAACAATCTACAGAGCATTGAAGCTATTGCTGTGGAGCGTGAGTTGGCTGGTATTCCTGTGGCTCGTATCCCTGCTGAGTATCTCAGTTCTGATGCTACTTCTGCTCAGTCTGGATTCCTCGCCAACCTTCAACAAATCCTTAGAGATGTTAAGTTCAATGAGCAAGGGTACATCATCCTGCCATCAGACACTTACCCCGATAGTAACGGAAGCCCTACCAACAATAGATTAGTAGATGTCGAACTGATGGCATCTAATGGTAAGCGTAACATTGAGATTGACCCTATTGTTAAGCGTTACCAACACGACATTGCTCGTAGTGTGCTTTCAGAGTTCCTTATGCTTGGTGGTGGTTCCACAGGTTCGTATGCCTTATCCAAGTCTAAGACAGACCTATTCCTTCGTGCCTTAGAAAGCTACATCCAAGCTATTGTAGACGTACTTAACAAACAGCTTGTGGAGAGGTTGTGGGAACTCAATGGTCTAAACTATGACCTTATGCCAACTATTGTTGCAGGGGATGTTGCACCACATGATCTCCGTGAGATTGCAGCCTTCCTACGTAATCTTAACGGCGCAGATATTAATGTCAGTGACCATCCTGAAGTTATACAAGACCTTATGGATATTGCTGAGTTAAACTACAACCCTGAC